ATAATCAGGTTGAATTAAATCGATTCTTTACGATTACCAGAACACGTAAGCATGAACAGGAATAAATTAAATGGAACTCACTGAAAACAATCAGGTCAATCCTGATATCACCACGTTAAATCGTGATCCTAAACGTGGTTTCCGTCACTGGACGATGTCTCAGATATACATGGGAAAAGAAGGGAAAAACTTAGTTGTTCCAAATGTCGGAGATGTGGTCGATGATATCGCAGGAGGTATCATCCGTTTTAAAACGGTGGTAGCAGTTGATGAATCAACGCTTATCCCAACGTTTGAAACCTTAACCCTTGCAGATGATAATAATGATGCGGAAAACCAATTCCGTGGGGTTGGTCCCGGTTATCAATCTGAAACCTGGCGTATCTTCTATGATGACAAAGTCGTCCCGCATACGTTAATGGTGGATGCGAATCTTCATGCGTATGGTGAAGATGCCACGTACATGAAGATATTTAAAGGACGTGATACCACATCGACAGGTCGTGTTATTTCTCAATATCGTACCAACAATACAGATAGCTTCTCTGAGAATGTACCATTGGTAAAAATTGGCAATCGTTTTGATGATAGTCCTGCGATTAAACGTCCAATGGTCTGCCATACGACAGAACGCTTACATGTGGGTGATGTTGTGACTGCGGTTACGTATACCGCTTCAGGTAAAGCATTTAGTGAAAACGTATTAATCGTAGCAAATGCAACGAATGTCCGTGCCTTAGATGAAGCAACGGCTTATGTAAGTGGCATTGAGTTAATCTCACCGTTTATTTCACCATCAGATGACCGTCTATTAGAATTCCCAAGTAACATTGCTCGTGAAGGGTTATTTACTATGGGTCGTGTTAACTACAGTGATGGTACATCTCGTATGTTAGCGATTGATGGCGGTCGTATGTCTATCATCGGTTTAGGGAATTATATCTCAACATTAGCCGGTGAAACCAATAGCTTTGCATTAGACTATCAATTAGCAGATAATGAGTTAGCCTGGAATACAGAGATGGGAGAAGGAAGAGGGATTACGGAAATCTATCGTTACCGTACTTTAGAAGTGGATGGTAGTTACTCAGTCAGTCTTGTTTGTGTACCAGTCTGGAAAGGCGAGACACAAGGATGGGATTTACAATACTACCTCTATAATCTTGATAGAGATATCTACTTAGATGTTACTGATAAAGTAGAAGTCGGTGCAACCTCTGACATGTTTAATGGTCGTAGTTATGGACGTATCCAACACATTAACGTGGCATTAGAGTTATCGAAACTCGATTTAGGTTTAAATGCGTATCGCCATGTGCAGAACTTTGAAATCGGTTTATCGGGTAGTCCATTGCTTTATGATAGTCCGTATATCATCCAATACCACAATAACCAAAACCCTGGTTATGGTCGTGATGTGAAAGTGAAACTCGATATCGGTACACCATTAGAGGCACACTTTAAATTTAATGAGTTCCTACAAATTGGTACCGTTGAAGACTTCTTAGAAAGAACAGTTTATCAAACCAAACCAGTATTCAATGAACGCATTGAATCTAAAGCACCAACCCCAACTCATTTTACGATTACGACACCTGATAACGTGGTACATGAGTATCCGTTGGACATGTGGAACCAAGAAATCGTGGTACCAACTTCTGAACGTTATCCATTTAAGGATGGTTCAACCGTATTGGTAAGTTGGTTACGTAAAGTGTCACCAACTGTGACGCAACACATTACCATGACACCGATGGTAGCCCGTCTATCATAAGGAGTGTAGTATGATATTGCATCAGGAAGATTGGTTAAGGTATCCTGGTGCGATTGCGGATTACGATACACCGAATCGGTCATTCGTTAAGTTTGCTAACTTGTTACATCGACAAGATATTAAAAATTGTCTCTTCATGTTAGCATTACATGATAGTGGATTAAAAGGGGTCGATCCATTCGACCCCTCTTTATCACCGCAACTCCGCAGTCGCATCTTAATCGAGTGTAAGAATAACCCATGGTACTGGTTACGTGAAGTCGCAAGACTCCCTGCTACTGGGGTAAATGGGATTAGTATCGATGCTAACCGGTCGATTATCGCCATGTGGTGGTGTTTATTGAATTGTATCAGTACCTATGCTATCCAGCCACGTCAGACGGGTAAATCAGTTGGGGCAGACTTGTTTCATATTTACAATGTCATGGTGTATGGATATAATACGCAAGGACTACTGATTACCAAAGACCGTCCCTTAGTAGTAAAGAATACGGAACGTCTGAAAAAAATAAGAGGCATGCTACCCTCTTACTTCTGGATGAAATCCCGTAAAGATAAAGATATCGAGGATTACATCAACAATGCACAGGAATTAAATACGTTAAACTTAATCCCTGCTCAAAACGATGAACAATCCGCAATTAACGCTGCTCGTGGTTATACAATCGAACGCTTACATGTGGATGAGATTGCCTTCGTAAAATGGAACTGGAAAATGTTACCTGCGGTGGTATCCGCAATGGATGAAGCAATCAAGAATGCGAAGAAAGCAGGCATGCTTTATGGACGTCTCTATACGACCACTGCTGGTGACTTATCGACCAGACAAGGTAAGTATGCTTATGAGTTATTCTGTTCAGGATGTCCTTGGACAGATGAGTTTTATGATATTGGCAATCGTACTTTACTTGATAAGTTTGTCTGTGAACAAACAGGTTTGCCGGTACCATTGATCAGCATGCAGTTCTCTCACCGCATGTTAGGTTTGTCCGATGAAGAATTCTATCAGCGTATCATGTCTGCTCCATCCACAGATGAAGATATCAACAAAGACTACTTCTTAATCTGGGGTAAAGGTGGTAAGGATAATATCATTCCTAAAGCTATCTTAGCTGATATGGATCAATCTGTTATTATGCCTAAGTATAATGAGATTGCTGCAAATGGTTACGTCGTACGTTGGTATATCAATAAAGATGAAATCCTAACCTATATGGAAACACACCAGCTTATCTTAGGGGTGGATACCTCTGAACAAATCGGTCGAGACAGTACGGCATTAGTCTTAATCAATACGTCAGATTTATCTGTAGTAGCGACAATACAAATTCGTAGTGGTAACTTATTAGTCGCTGCGAAATGGTTAGCGTTATTCATGGTAAGATGGAAAACGGTTACATTAATCATTGAGAAGAAATCCTCTGCGCAAACCTTTATCGATGCTATCTTATTGGCATTCAAATCAGCAGGACTTAATCCATTTGCTCGTATCTTTAATAGATTGGTGGATGATAAAGCCAATAACCTTGCGGGTTATCAGCAAATCATGCGTGGTAATCCATCCGATGACATCATCGATAAGTACCGTCATCTCTTTGGGTTTAATACCTCAGAGAAAACCCGTACGCATTTATACTCAAAAGTATTACAAGAAGCGGCAGAACAAACCCGTCATGTAATTCGTGACCAAGGGTTAGTGAACCAATTAGGTCAGTTAAAGATTGATAAAGATGGTCGTGTAGACCACTCTTCATCAGGACACGATGACTTCTGTATCGCATGGTTATTAGCGAACTGGTTATTGCGTTATGGACGTAATCTGAATTACTATGGGATTGATTCACGTCGTGCGATGATTAACGTCGCCGCCGATGGTAGACAGCTCTGTGATGATGACTTAGTCGAGATTCAGCGTATTGAACAACTTAAAAAAGAAGCCGATGATTTAGTCGAAGAATTCGGTCGTACGCATCATCCTGCTTTACGTTTAAAGGTTGAACAACGTCTTCAAGTCATTAACCGTAAGTTAGACCAGTATGGTGTTGAACCTCGTACTGTCGATAGCTTTGCTCGTAAAGAGGAAGAGGTGAAACGACATGAGAAACGTAAACACCGCTTCGGTATAAGATAATAGTTATCTATTTGATAGTTTGTTAATTAACAAGAAAAAAGGCGGTAGCAATACCGCCTTGGAGTTATTTAGAATCCAAAGGTATATTTACCTGGATTCTTAACAGTTACTCTCCGAGAATAACTGTCGACCTTAGGTCGTGGTTTTGTGTTAACCACTTCCTTTGGTTTTTGATGCGTTACCGGAATACGATGTACTCCGTTAATCACATCTAAGAATGTAAGATCTATAATAGACCTCCTTCTTGTTAGTTGATAGAATGTGAAAATGTCGTTAAGATATCTTCACGCCTGTAGGGAGTTAGGGGCCCCTACTCCCCTTTTATTTTGTATTTGGTTGAATACGCAGGGATAGTAAAATATCCCTGCACCAGTCTGCATTCCTGCGGACAAAATTGGAGGATTAGGGTAATCCTAATCCTCTTTATCTGTATAGATGAACTCGGCGATTTCCCCGCCGGTTGTGTTATCATATCGAGCAGCTCGTTCGATGAGTGATTCCATGGTTGGGAATTTCTCATCGAGTTTAACCATGTGGATATCCGTGCCAGCCACACCAATGGCA